AGTTCCCTCATTTGGACTTTTGTAAAAGACCTTGCATTGCCCTTGTTAATGCCATTTGGGGGAGTCACATTAACGCTGAGTAAGGAGTCATTAGGCAATGCTTGGTCATAACCAAACTGTTTTAAAACTGTATTTATATCTTTGTTATGGTGTTTAATTAAATCCAAGATGCCACCACCAACATCTTCTTCAAAGTCATACCAAGTAGCAGATTCTAGGTTTAAACTCATAGAACCCTTAGCACCCCATCTAAGTTCTTTAGATGAGGTACTACTTGGTTCACCCAGTATTTGCTTTGCTACTTCAGGTGCGATTCTTTGCCAATCTACGCTTGACATCTAAAATGGTATATCGTCATCGCTAAGTTCAGTCTTAGCTACCATTTCAGCTACTTTATCTGCTAGTCCCTCGTTAGGAGAAACAAAACCATCATCATTATCAACTGGTGCATCAGGGTCAACATACCAATCAGGTACTTGGAAACCTCTATCACCCCACTTAACAAATTCAAATGTAAGTTCAGATGAACTACCCATACCTACTTGAATAGGTTTTGAGCCTTTGTATTCCATTACTGGTAACTTACCCGCGTTAGCATCTTTCTCATGCCAAAATGTTCCTAGTATCTTATTGAAAGCACTAGATTCAGCAAAAGTAAATCTTTGCCATAACATTGCATGACCACCATCAGGCATTACCCAACATGAAAATGCTCTTTTCCAATCATCAGCAGGTTTAGGGTTTACAACACCAAACTTTGCATCCCATTTATATTCAAAGCCATCACCTTTTGTATATCTACCCCAACCTGATTTGAATGTATCAATATCAAGTTGTAAGTATTTAAACTCTATTGGTGTCTCTCCATTTGCAAAAAACTGTTGACCTATTGTTTTAAAGCCAAAGTAAATTTGCGGTTTTTCTTCAGAATTTGTCATTCCGCCTAATATATCCATAAATACTCCTATATGGTTAATGTATTGTTTTATCAATACTGTTTATATAATCTGTTTCAAGTTGGCTATAACACCTCTCCTTAAAACTCTCATAATCCTCGTCATTAATAATGCCAAGGAATTCACATGCAACTAATATCTTGTCATAAGACATTCTGCAATATTGTTCAAAATCTTCTTCTAGTAAATAACTATGTAAGTCCATTAGCCTTTTGTACGACTTCATCTAACCTCTCACAAACTTCTGATAGTGGACACATATAGTATTGTTCCCAATTCTTTTTATACCCACTCTCCATCAAATATAGAGGTATAACGCACATAATCTTACGCCTATCATATTTATAAATTAATACTGGTATTAGGTCATCGTTAGCACTCTCAACCGCTTGATTCCACCAGTCATTCTTAAATACATCACTTCTACCAGTGCCTTTGTATCGTTTACATTCTATTGCCAAGTTACCCCAATAAATATCAGCCATACCTTTGGTCTGATATTGGTCTAGGTTTCTTTTAACAGTCTTAGTGCTACCTTTAGATGCAAGATAAGTATTAATCTTTTTGCAAATCACTCTTTCAAATGCAGCACCTTTTGTTCTACTGTTAATTGGCATCTATAAAAATCTCCTTCTTACCAGTAGCATGATAAGTAATAGTTAATGTATCTCCATTTTTAACTTCTGTATAACCAGCACCATTATTAACGTGGATATACCATTCATCTTTCTGCTTATTCAGCTTTAATCTTTGCGTTTCAACTATATCGCTATACTGAGTCATTGTTCTTCTCAGCTTCATAGGTCACCATGCCAAGTTTGATTAGCATCTGACTAGCTTGTTCTATTGTTAAGTTGTTTTGTATTGCAAAGATTTTTATGTCTTTGTGTAGCTCTTCAGGAATCCAAAGTGCTTTTTTTATTACTTCATCCATTGTTTTGACTCTCCATATTTATATTAAAATTAATTTGATAATAAAGCAAAGACTTTATTACATCTTTCTTCAAAAACCTTATACTGTTGTTAAGGGCATTTGATAAACTCTCCATACTTCTAAATACTCTCATTATCTATTTGCCCTTTTTACAACACCAAATCAACAACATTAGGACTATTATAAATACTTAAAGTCTTACCCTTCTTGTATTCTTTATAGTCCTCTAAGTATGCTTCCATAATTGACCAACCAAAGTCCATTTGCTCTTTAGTCATTCTAAATACTTTAGATGCATAAGGATAAGTCTTCTCTTGGGCAACAAACATAAAGTCAGTAACCTTATATCCAGCAGCTTCCATGCCACGCCTATAATAAGATGCTTGTAAATCATATCTAAACTTCTTGACTGACTTAGCAAAGGTGTAAGGCTCAACTGATTGAGTGGTCTTGTAGTCCACTATAACTATCTCATCTTTTGAATCAGTATTATCTAAAGGTGGACATATCAAGTCAGGTCTACACTTACACAAGACATCATCCTCATACCAGTAGAAGCTAGACTCAGCCACTTTACCTTTAGCATCAAGATAAGCATTACCTTCATAAATCATGTTATCTTTCATGCCTTGTATTAACTCTACGTCTGTTTCTTTAAGTACAATCAAACCTCTCTTCTCATACTCTTCTTTGAGTTCTTTGTTAGCCTTAGTGTAAGGACTACCAGTAATGACAACCACTTCTTTATCAAATGCTTCCTGACCTTCTACTAGCAATGAATGTGCTGCAGTTCCAAACCTCATGGCTGGTGTTGTTTCTTGTTGATGCTCTATTGCATGTAACTGTGATTCACCAAACCTTCTAATGAAACTACTACTAACACCAACACCTGCATGATAATCCTTGTTAGGTATATCTTTAAACACCCACGCTTTGCCACGTTGCTGAGACTGGTATTCTTTTAGCTCTTCTATCACTTAACCACCCCCATTAAATATGCTATCTCAGTCAAAGACTCTCTGACCTTATGCTCATCGTTACCAACTTGCACTTTAGTCTCACCAGTTATGAAGTCTTTGTAATAACCTCTGACCTCTCTCTTGGGTAGGCGGATTTCTCCGCCACCTAATATATTAAATACTACTTCCATTTATCTCTCCTTTTATCTGACTCAATCGCCATTAGTATTACCAAGCAAGATATATATCCCACTATTAACATGATTACATATTCCATTACTTCAATCTCCTCAGCCTAGCCTTCTCGTTATTGTGTTGCCTAGTCTCTTCATTCAAAGGTGCATGTAACGCATCTAAGAAGTCTAAGGCTATCTTCCTTTGCTCTTTGGTTAGCTGAACCAGTATTTTGTAATCTGACCTTCTATACATAGGGTACTGATAAAAACACTTATCCCTGTTTTTGTATTCCCAAAGAACTGGTTTGTCTATGCCTTCTATATGGTCTTCCCAAATATAAAAAGCATCATCAAATCTTTCTGCAAATCTTTCCATTACTTCCCCCTCTTTTTAGTTAGTTTTACTTCGTGACCTTGTTTGATTAACCTAGCTCTTTTTCTAGCCATGTAGAATAAGTCGCTAGTCTTAATGGCAACTACCCAGCCTAAGCTAGGTAGTTTTACTTCTAAAGTGTATCTAGTCATTATGCACACACCTTTTCTGAATCTTCACTTGCATATAAATCTTCTAGCTCTTTATACATATCCTTAGTTATATTTTCTAAGGCTGTATTGCTTAAAGTTACACATGGATTTTCTGTGCCATAATCATTACTATCTATATAAAAGATGTTTAGCTTTTGATTTAAGTTGCAATATGTAGCCCATTTGTTGCCTACATAATCAGCCATATAATCAACATTAGTTTTTTTATTTATTGCATATAAGCTACCTGAAGTCCATAGACCTTTTGTTTCCCATTTTTTATTTCTACAAATTCTTGAAAAGAAATTTATTAAATATCTTATTTCAGTTTTATTCAAAGGCTTTTCATTTTCGTTATGTAAATTAATAACTATTTCGCCAAGACATAATTTTTCGTATTTTCTTCTTATATCAAAATATTTATCCATTTTATTCATGTTATTTAACTCCTTACTTTTATTTAACATACTACCTATTATGCATACATAAATACAAATGTATATATAAATATAGAAAATAATTAATTTATTTTAAAGGGTTCAATACTGGCACTTGGCTAAGTGTATCTAAGGTTTCTTGTAAGGATTCTATTTCTAGGTTTGGGGTGATTATCTTTTTATCAAAGGTAAAGTAGGTTTGCGAAGTAGTATTTGGCTTGAAGAGAATTCGCTTATGTTCTTGGCTAAAGAAAACAAAAGCAAGAATATCACAATGATAGTTCTTATAAGTCTCTGACATTGACCTTGATGTTTCAGATGCAAAAGTATATTTACCTTCTTTGGATTCTCTTCTGCTTTTGACTTGGACTGTATATTTTGCATTGGCAAATTCTACCATTAAATCTGCGGGATGTTTTTCTTGAGTTGAATAGCAAAAGTCAGCGTATTCCAATAAGAATGTTTGTACTAAGGATTCTCCTAAAGCACCAAGTCGAGAATTACTTTGGTGGTCTTCCGATGTCTTTTTTGGCATCTTTATTACAGAGTGCTAGTTGTCGTGAATTGTAATTTGCCCTGTTTGGAGTTTGTATAGCATATTTGCTGTCTAGTAGTTCTTCTGATGCTTCTAACCACATTCCCATTTCCATTAAGGCTCTTGTCCTTCTGAAATCCATAAACCCTTTGATACCCATTTGGAATGTCATATCAACACAACAAAGCTGTGCTTTTTCAGGAAAGCTACGCCAAACAGTCCAGTATTCATCAAGCTGACTCATAACTCTTTTGATGTCGTTATCAAGCAAGTACATAGCTTCATCTTCAGTAACACCTCTATCTTGTAAGTTCCTACCTACACCAATAGTCCATTTAGCTTCGCTACATTGATAAAGGGTACACACAACCCCTTCATGCCTAACTAGCATTTCTTTAACTTTATCGTACATATTATTTGTTATGAACTCCTCTGAACTTTTCTGCTGTTCTAAGTGACGACATCCCAAGAAGGGATAAAAGAATTGTAGTAAGTTGCGAAAAATCAAACTCAAGTTTTTCAAGTTGTAAATCAACTCCGCTAACTACAGCTATCCAAGTTGCGATAGGCAAGATAATGTAATGAGTGCAAAGACTAAACCCACAAACATATCCAATGCAGGGTCTCCATGACGATACAAACCAGTTCCCGTTCTTCGCTTCTTCAGCATTAAGGCTAATTTGTGCTTTATCCAGTGATATAAGTTCTTTTTGTAAGTCATGTGATAGTTGTTCTTTTAAATCTTTATCCTGAACAAATTTATCCAAGACGTTATTTGCTACTTCAGCTATTTTGGTAATGCTCAAAACGTGCTTTTTACTATTAGTGTTATTAAAGAAGCTACAATAGTTGTAAGACCGCCAACAAGCCAAGCCTTTGAGCTATTGACTGATGCTTGTAAATCATCTGTTTTGCGATAGATAGTCTTCCATCTTTCCTCGCACATCTTTTCATGCACTTGCAGTTGTGTATGAACTTCTGCTGCGGTCTTCCTTGTAGCCATTAGTCTTCCTCTACTACTTCCTCTTCTTTAGGTAGAGTTTTATCAAAAGCTTCAATCAATATGTTTTTATGATTATTAATCATGTTATACAGATTGTAGCTTCTTTGTAGCTCTGCTAGTTCTCTTCCAGCTACGTTTAATTCAACAGCTAAACGAGTTTGTTCTTCGTTTAGGTCTTCTGCTGTGTATTCTCTACCATTAAAATTAATTATTACGTTTTTCTCTTCACTCATATTACTCTCCAAGTATTTTATTTTTTATAAGTTTCAGCCATTCAGGCTTCTTCTTATTTATTATAAATAAAGATACACCTATTACAATAATTAATACTATTAAAGTATCCATATATTATTCGCCTATAGTTTTTGTTTCAGTAGTTGGGTTAATCTCTTCAGCTATTTTAGAGTCTAAAGCAGATTTTAAGTTTGCTACTTCCTCTTCACCCATAATGCCTTCTACCCAACCAGTAACTACTGCATTGGTTAAGT